CCAACACCTGTGCCAGCGAGAGCAATGTTGAGAGTCTTATCCGATAAACCTCCCGACGTAATCTTGTTAAAATATTCGAGGTCGAACGGTATTTTGTTCTCGACCTTGTGGTAGTATGCGTACCTTTCTTGCGAATCATCTATGTAATCATGTCCTACATGTTGATCAAATCCTACTGCTAGTGCATCTGACAATATACTAGGAATAGCATCTGGTTTTTTCTTTTCGTCTTGCCCATCAGCAATCTTAATGCTCTCCATCAAGGCATTGTATATAGCACGTTCTTTACACCATGCTTCAGTGGTATCAAGCACCCATTCTTTTCTATATTCTGCTACATCAAGAGCATCTATCAACTGACCTATAGATACAAACTGATCCTGACTCAAATCAGTTCTTTTCTCCACCTCAATGTGAAGTATATCTTTAGTAGGAAGACTGTCATAATCTTTTAGAAACAATGATATTTCTTCAAAGACAGTTTTGTCTGCTGTCTCATCAAAGTAATCTGGTTCTATGAAAGGTAGAACCTTTCTTGTGTATTCTTCATCATATAGGAGATTCTTTAGAATCGTAAGAGGAACTCTCTCACTCACCATAACTGTACTCCTTCCTAGATGCTTCGTCTAGTGCTTGCATAAGATCATCATCAAAATATTTTTCTGGATTACTGTATACTTCCTTGGCATATACCTTCTTACCTTTGATTTCGTATCTATTACCTACCTTCTTTACAATATTATACTTCTCTGCAAGATCCAATAGTCCATAGTATTTGTCGAGACCACGATCATCATAGAACAATCGTATCTTGACCTCTTTATTCTCCTTACTCAAACGTGACTTGACAGTCTTCGCTTTGATAATGTTTCCGACGACTTCCGTGCCATCCTTCTCCTTTGCTTTGCTGAGATATATGATTGTACTTGCTGCATACTTGAGTCCCGAACCCCCTCCCATTTCTTTAGTTGGTACATAAGCTCCGATGACATCGTATGTATGATTTGTGACAATGAGTGGGACATTTGCTTGACCTAGTTTGAGTGTTAACATTCTAAATGCACCTTTGACAAGTTGTGATTTTGTCATGTCTCTGACATTCTTGTCTTCTAATGCATCCCTGATTTCTTTTTCTGTAGAAAGCATACCTAATGAGTCTAATACAAATAGACAGGGTGTGCGTTCTTCTATTGGTTTATCTAGATATATATCTAACGCTTTGAGTGCCTTGTTACGAAACTCCTCTACAGTGACAACCTCAATATGTCCAACCCTTTTTGTGTCAATGTTTCTAGATTCGAGAAGTTCTCTATTGACAGCACTTTCAGTATCGAAGTACAGAACATAACCGTTAGGATTATTGTCCAAGAAATTCTTGACAACTGCGAGGGAGAAGTAAGTTTTACCAGTTGACGTTTCACCAGCAATAGCGGTAATGCGATTACTAGACACCCCGCCCAAAATAGACCCTGACACGAGTCCATTAAAGACGAACGATCCTGTGTCAATAAATCTCTCAGTATTGTCCTTATCAGATGCGATTTTCGCATAGTCTGACCCAATCTCCTTAACAATTTCGTTCAATAAATCCATTAGTTTTCCTTTGGTAAATACACCTCAACATAGGCATTGCATTTGGGGCAAGATAAATTTGTCACAATTGAATACTCATCTTCTACGCCATAGTCTTCACCACTGAAGTCACAACCCCAGATAAGTTCAGTTTGACAGTGCCAACAATTCATATACCAAGAAGTTTACGTTGTCTTTCAAAGTATCCGTGTAGAATCCATGAACTGCTGTTCATTTTATCTGTGCCACCGATACCCCATTCAAATATAATTCTATCATTTGATTGGAATTTGTCAAGTTCAGGTGTGTTTCCCTTACCACGGTCACCACCATTGCAAAACACAACTTGTTTAGAGATCTCAAGACACTTGTCTATAGCACCACAGGCAGAGTCATCTGCGTCATCCCATGATATTACAGCATCAACCATATTGAGATGTCTTATAATGTCAGCACGTTCAGTCCATGATTGGAAGTACTGACCTTTCTTTCGTGTCAACCAAGGATCACCATTCAAACCCACTATGAGGTAGTTTGATAGATCCTTTGCTCTTTCAAAATAACGGATATGTCCACTATGTATTGGATCAAATCCACCAGTCACAAGACTAACTTTATCAAAAAACATTATATAATCATTCCATGAGATTCCCGAAGTATTTTCTTATATGGTCCACCAGGATGTTCTTCTCTGGTTTCTTTTACTAATTTAAGTTTCTGATACAATGCAGTATCTCCTCCTAAAGTTAGTGCTCTAACAATAGTAGAGAGTTCTTTGTCATTGATAGGTAAATCCATTTAGATAAAAAATGATTCTAGTGTTGCAGTTTTCTCGACTTGCCATCCGATAGCATCAAGTATTGCCTTCAGTGGTTCAAGAAATGATTTTTCAAACATAAGGTCATAGTCAACATATTTTGCTAGACCTAGTTCAATAGGGAAATCGGATATAAATGATATCACATTTTCCCTGATAGGGTTTGGTTTCGTAAGATAAACAAACTTTATCTTCTCACCATTGGCAATGGCACTATACTTTGCCTCCAATTTATTTTCCTTGACATAATGATTATAGAGGAGAGATCCTCTTACATGTATAGGTGTACCCTTAGAATATATTGATAATTTACTGACATACTTTGCAAGATTATTGCACGATCTAGGGAATGCAACCATAGCAGGGTCAAGTTTTTTGAAGTCACTTCTCATCGTATCAATATAATTGATAACATCATCTTCAGTTTGACTCATTATAATATTCAGTGCTTCCTTGATCATTTTTCTGCAAGGTGCAGGTGTAGAAGATTTGACTGCTTCTATTCCCATCATCTTCAGTTTTGGTTCAGCAAATCTTACTCCTTCTATATCCCATGCATTGAGTATGTAGCGTTTTTTTGCAGTCCATATTCCACGTTCAGCGATAGTCTCACGTTTCATGAACATTTTCTGTTCGTATGCGTTTACGTACGTGGCCAACGCTTCATAAGAACTCGAAATATAACCTTCAAGTTCCATCTGACAGACCTTATCAATGAACGTGACGATGCTTTCAGCAGTCTTTTCTCTCCCCTTGTATACAACTTCCACCAGAGGACCCATATGAAGATAAATGGAATCAGTATCTGAAGCAATAACATAGTCTTTCTCCTTTGTTTTTAGTACATTGTTCATGTACTCGTTTACTTTTCTTTCGATCCATCGTATGCTGAACTGACCACCGAGAGTAATAGCCTCAGCATTTTCCAACTTATAATAACGAAAGTAATTGTTACCGATAGCACCATAAGCACTATTGAGCTGAATCTTTTTAGCCATCTGGATGTTGTTACATCTTGCAATTTCTCTCTCAAGTTTCTTTGACGGTTTTTTCTCATACTCTTGCTTTGCAGAGAGCATTTTTTTCTTGAATACAACTCGTTCATTGTAAATTTTCTCCATCAACTTGGGTAAGAAACCACGTTTCTTCGTGGTAAACATCGCACCATTAGGACATACAGTTACGTCCTTGAGATTAGATAGATCTACCTCCTCATTCAACAGTTTATCAACAGAAACTGATGGATACCGTTCATCAAGAACAGTTTCGGGAGATATATTATACTGCATTATAAGATGAGGATACAGAGAATTCAAGTCAAACGATACAACCCAGTCATACATGCCTGGTTTTGGTTCTTTTACATATGCACCTGCATACTTCTCACTCTTATCCTGTTCCTTCTTAGGTGGTATGACTATGCCTTTTCTTTTTAGATCATTATAGATTATCATGTCCCACATACGAACCTGATAAAACACATCAGTAAAGTTTACCTTGGCATCATATGCCATAGTAACTGCTAGTTCAATCAGTTTCATCTTCTCCTCAAGGGAGTCAACAAGTCTAACGTCTTGAATATTATAATCTACAAACTTATTCCACGCTTTCGTATAAAATTCTTTGAAGGTATCATATTCAGAGTGATCTAACTTCTTCTGACCTAGTTCTACCTCTCCTATGTAGTCAAGACGGTATGATTCCTGTGCTTTATATGTGAATTTTTTGTACAAATCAAGGTAATCTAAGACTGTGACACCACCAATATCATATACAAGTTGAGGTCTACCCTGCATGTAAATCTCTTCATGAGTGACTAAACCCCAAGGAGATAATTTCTTACACGCCTTGTCTCCAAGAACCCTAGTGATCCTCTTAGCAAGGTATGGTATGTCATATAACTGACAGTTCCAACCAGTCACAACTTCTGGTGGATCATGTGACCAGAAATTTACAAAATGCTGAAGTAAATCATACTCATCATTACACTGTACATACTTGACCATCTTGTCGTTGTGATGATAAGGACCTACACCGAATGTCAGGATTCTTTTGGTAGCATAGTCTTGTAGTGTGATGCACAGCATCTCCTCATCACATGCTTCTACTGTGGGAAATCCTTTTTCAGATTTTACCTCAATATCAATCGTAACCAACTTAATTTTATTGATGTCAAATTTGATTTCAGTTTCTGGATATTTTTCAGAGATGTATTGATAGATGTATCTGTTATTTCCATAGATATCAAACCCCTTTACTTCACCATGCTGCCTTATAAAATCTCTAGTCTCACGTACAGTGCCAGGTTGTATGCTCTGAACATACTTACCATCTAATGTCTTATACTTAGTTTTTTTCTTACTAGGTATGAACATGGTTGGTTGAAACTTTTCCCTTGTGGTAAAGTTCTTCCCATTCTCATATCCACGGACGAGAAAATCATTCCCGACCATTTGCACGTTTGTATAGTATCTCATACGAGCATCTTAGCACGTTCACGGTACAGTGTCACGAAGTTGTCAAACATGTACTGAATATCTTCCCTACTCATGTAAGGTGGTGGCATGTCAAGAAAAGATCCTTGATCATCACTTCTCATCTCAACGATAAGATCTTTGTCTATAAAACCAGCATCTACACACATATCTCTCATAGGTGTACCATGATAGGGAGTGTATATGAAAGCATTCGTATCATCACATCTAAGTTGTGCTGCTAAGTCAACAGACTTCATACAACTTTCCATGGTTTCATAAGGATAACCTATTATAAAATTACATGTAGTGGATAAACCTGCTTCTTTGGCAATTCTAAAAGCATCAATTGCTTTTTGATTATCATATACTCTACCTATTACATCCTTACGAAACTGAGGATCGCCATGCTCCACACCCATGTTCAATTTTTCACATCCTATCTCCACTAATCTCTTTGCTTGGTGAGGTGACAGTAGTTCTGGTCTTGTTTGAGCAAAGAAAGGTATCTTATATTTGGAGTACATGTCACAAAACTCATCGAATTTTTTCTTTGATGTTGTGAGTAACGTATCTGTTACTATCCACAAAAATTCTACATCAATAGTCTTTATAAGATGCTGTATTTCCATCTCTATGTGCTCAATACTTCTATGTCTAAAAAATAAACTATCAGTTTCTTCTTTGTATATCCCTGCATTGGATGGTGAGTTGCAAAATTTACACTTGAATGGACATCCACGTTGGGTTTCGACTGTAGCAACCTTGATTATCTTACCCTGAAAAGGTCTATACAATGATCTCTTGTCAAATATCTCATGATCTGTAGGTGGCAGAGTATTGACATTCAATGCAGGTCTCATCTCGTTTGGGTAGATGTTTGGTAAATCATGTCCGTCTTTACCATCACTTATCAAGTCCATCAACTCTGGTATTACCTCATCTCCCTCACCTCTGCAAATATAATCTGCTTTACCAATAAATTCTTTTGGATTATATGTTATAAAAACACCACCAACGACACTAATAAATTTTTGATCCGTTATCTGATCTATAAATTTACGCCAGATATAATATGTGTCCTCTACTATTGATGATATAATAACATCTGGTTTATATTCTAATACTTTCTTTCTCCAAGCAACATACATATTTTCATTCTCTAGAGTAAAGAAATCAGGTTCTATATCATCTCTCTCCCACTTGTACTCTGGGAACATTTGTCTTTTTTCTCTTTCCTTATCTCTATCTGGTCGTGAAAATTCTTCCTCATCCACTGGATACCATGTAGCATCGAATAATTCTATGTTATTATAACCTGCCCTCTTCAAACATGCGGTAATAATTGCAACACCACCTGGCGGTGTGACTCTCATATGTTGATTAGGATATAACCATAATATCCTAAGACTTTTCTGTGACATTCTTAGCAGTCAACGCTTGATACTTATCTAGATGATCCTTATCTGGTTCTAATATTGTAAGGAAACTATCTGAATGTACCATCATCTCACGTTGCATAGAGAATGAAGGCCATGACTCTAGGAACTCACCTTTTAACTCAAATGGATCGATTAGTTTGCAATCTGGTTCACCCATTTCAGATCCAACCTCTTCAAGTCTAGCGATAAGAACGAGGTCGTTTTTAAATATTAAA